CCACCACCAGAAACTTTTTCATCACCAGACCTTTCTTTCATTTCTTTTTTAAGTTTTGGTGATAGTTCTTCTTTCTTTTCTACAGAACCTCCACCATTAGCAAACATAGAACCACCTATCAACATAGGACGATTTGTACCACCACCCATAGCATTCATTGATGCCAAAGTGTCTATGCCAAACTTGTCAACAGCACCTTTGCTCATTACAAACTCACCATCAGTAAGCATTGCAGGAACTTTATCTACGCCCTTTTGACCACGAACCTCTCCACCATCAGCAAATTTTTGTGGTTCTTGTCCAGGTTCTGGTAGATTTTTAAAATCTTCTGGTTTATTTGGTGATAATGGTTTTTCAGTTTCTGGAGATATTCCTTGCTGTTTCTCTAATTTTTTAGCATCATCTTCGGTTTGTTTTCCAAAACCAAGAAGTTGTTTTGTTGCATCAATAAGTTTAGGAATAAATGCAATTGACAATGCAGTAATACCTGCTATCAATCCAACAGGGCCAAGGAGTGCGCCACCAAACAATATCAACCCACCAAGCAAAGTAGGCCACCAATCTTTAATGAATCTAAATATCGTTTCTACTTTTCTTTTATTCTCCTCATCAGTAAACCAATCAAACAATTTAATTACAATTCTACCAGTAACTATAGTAAGTAAAGAATCAATTAGTTTATCAAATAAACTTTTTACAGGAGCAAGAATTTTTTTTGCTACCTTGGCAATTCCTTTAAATGCTTTTGACTCTAATAATCCTTCTTTTTTTGATCTTTTTTCTGTTTCTTGTTTTCTTTTTTCTTCTTTAGCAGTTTTTTCTTCTAACTTTTGTTCTGCTTTTAATGTCTCAAGAATAGAGTCAATACCCTTTAATATATCATCTAAATTGTCTTGTGTTTCTTCTGATACCGGTGGTTTTATAACATTTGCTAATCCCCCACCAGGAGATTTTACAAGAGCACCACCGCCAGTAAGTACATTTTGCTTGGGCTTAGAAAATACTGCGGATTGTTTTTTTGATAAAACTTTATTAACAAAAGATTCAAATCCAATTTTATCGTTTCTTTTCTTAAATGCTTCCTTTCTTTCTGATGGAGTTAATTGTTCTCCACCCAATGTTCCTTGACTTGTAATTTCTTCAAGATATTTTGCATAACGATCTTCACCAAAAAATTTTGCAGGAACAATAGATCCACCTTTATTAGGGTTTCCTTCTTCTCTTATTGATTTAAGAAGTTCATCCAGATCCATTTGATTGCTGCTGCTTTAATTTTTCTTCTTCAAGATGTTGTTGTAATAATGCAACATAGATGTCTCGTTCCCAAGGCATCATATTTTCAATCTCTGTCAAAGAATATTTATGGTACTGCATCAAGGCAAAATTGAGACGAAAGTAATTCTCAAGATCCATATGGATCATGCCTATGCGAAAAAACTTGCCAGTCCCTCCAATACAACTTCATTTTCAACTTTAGTTTTTGGATTTACAACTGTTAATCTATGAGATAACTTAGGCATTGTCTCAAAGAACTTTTCAATATCTTTGAACTGTGATGAATTCATTGACTCAAGAAATTCTTTGATTTCTTTTTTACTACAATCTGCTGCAGCCCATACTTCATCTTCACTATAAATTTTATCAATACAAGAAGCAATCAAATCAAATGATTGTTCCATTGCATTCTTATCACCAAAGTCAAAGTTGTTCTTAATAAATTGTTCAAGAGATGGATACTTCAGTTCCATCATCAAGTTATCATCTAACTTGATTTGATTTGTATGATTATCATTCTTTTGTACTTTGATATCATCTAAATTAATATTGACAGTTACCTGAGTTTCGCCATCATCAGGACAAACAATATTAACATCAAGATCTTCTCCAACAGACTTACCACGAATGTTAAGGAAAAGATATTCAATATCAAAAGTAGGAAGATTTTCTACTTTAATACCTTTTGTAAGAATACAATTACTAATAACAGATTTGATTGCTGTCGTAATCTGTTTTGTATCTTCACTCTCCAGTGCAATGACCAATACTTTTTCTTCTTTTACAAGGAATGGTCTATACTGGATTGTTTTTTCTGTGGATGGCAACTCAAGTTCATAAGTTGGCGTCGCAATCTTAGGTAAAGGCATGATGTCCTATAGATATATTTCAGGTGTGATTATTTAGAGGATTAATTAAAGAATGCATTTCTGGCAGTTTGTTCGGCTTCTGCTTCTGAAACACCCGAACTAATAAGACTTGTCCTCAATTTATTAGCTTCATAAACTCTACCACCTGGCAGTCTATCAGCAGTAGAAATAGTAGTTACAGAAGAGCCAGATTTCTTTGTAACTTCTTCTGGAATACCTCCTGTAGTTAAAGCACTTCCATTATTTTGTGCCTGTTGTATTGGAGTTTGTGGTTGGGAAGTTTTTGCACTAAAAACTTCTTTAGCAACATATCTAATATAACTCATAGACACTGTACACTTTAAAAGTGATGATGAGTCATAAGAAACTGGCATTGAAGAAATACTTAAGGGAAAACTTCTGACAAATTCATACTCTAAAGTACTTTTATAATCTCTTTCAAATTTGATAACTTTCAATCCTGTTGCCATATAATCATCAGGATATCTAACTCTATAAAAATATGTTGGATCTAACGAATCAATACCTTTATCTTCTGCTTCATTATCTTCATCAACAATTGTTCTCATCCAAGATTCAAAGAATTTAATAGGAAGATAGTTTTCTGCATCAACATAAAAAGTTAGATCAATTCTGTCATCAAACATTCTTCTATATACATGCTTCTCAGTAACTCCTGTACGATCATTATTAATATCTAAAGTTGCCAACTGGGAACCAGGAAGAGTTGCTTCAGAACACATCAAGTTTAACTTATCTTGATCTGGTCCAAGAATAGAAGTGAGTTGGCCACTTTCTCTTGGAAGTCCAATCTGAACTTCAAAGTGAGAAGTTAATGCAGGTCTAAGTAAATTTGACTTTATATTTGAAATTGACCTTGGAGTAGGCATCTATAAATAATTTTTAACCTTATATATTATGTATGGCAGAAAGTATTAAAAGTAAATACAGACCATCATTCCCCAAAAAATATAAAGGTGATCCCAATAATATTATTTGTCGTAGTAGTTGGGAAAGAAAGTTTTGTCGTTACTGTGATTTAAACGAAAGTGTACTTGAATGGGGCAGTGAAGAATTTTATATTCCATACCTTTCACCTGTTGACAATCGTGTTCACAAATACTTTCCAGATTTTATCATGAAAGTTAAAGAAAGTACAGGAAAAATAAAAACATATGTGATTGAAGTTAAACCACAAAAACAAACTGTTCCTCCTAAAAAACCAAAGAGACAGACAAAATCATATCTGTATGAATGTAAAACATATGCTGTTAATCAAGCAAAGTGGAAAGCAGCAGTTGAATTTTGTGAGGACAGAAGAATTGAGTTCAAGATAATCACAGAAAACGAACTCGGACTTAAATGAACAGAATAGAACCTATACTTGACGAAATAAATGCATCTTATGATCAAGAAGAACAGATGCTTATAATTATGGATGCACTAAAAGATACTGTTACTCCTATCCCAGATCCAGGAACCTTTTGTACTTTTGTTTATAATGCAAAAACCCCTGGCATTACATATGATCAACATCCACTTGTTGCAGTAACTGAGGTATTCAATTGGGGATTTCGTGGTATTAACTTTCATTGGAGAAAATATAAAAATTACACCTGGGAAGAACTTGCAGGCCAAGTGTATATCGTACAAAAAGATGAACTTGATGAGTTACTTTCAATACAATATGGAAAATTCATACTAAATAAATAAAAAACTTGTGCAATAATGGGGTTATTCGGAGCAGGCGATCCACCATGTCCGGCAGGAAGTATTTGCAGTGGTCAAGCTGCAACGAATGTTGGCAAAAAAACAACAAAGGTTACAACTGGTAGAAATGCAGGTTCAACACGCACCACTCCTGGAACTAAAATTTATCATGCATCCGCAACAAAATTAAATTCGGATGGAACTTCTACTACTGATGTTTATATTATTAAAGATGGTAGTTGGCAAAAAGCAGCAACTACAACTGATGGTGGAAAAACATATACCTATGATGATAATGTAGCAGGTGCTGGATTTAAAAATGAACTCAGCAATCCACAGGGAGCGATTCATAAAAATGTTGATGCAAATATAAACAAAGCAGCAGATAAAGCAGGTGTTCCTAAACAAGAAAAAGATAAATTAGTATCTGGAAATCAAAATACGGCTCCAAAAGGAAATAATAATGATTCTGGAGATACTTCAAAACCTGCAAGTCAACCTGCAAGTCAACCAAGTGTAGATACTCCAACTGTTAACCAAACACCCACTAATCCTGCTAGGAATAGTTTCCCCTCTTTGGTTTATCCAGAAGGTCTTGGCAAATCAAAACAAGACATTATCAAGTTTAATATGGTCAAGTATGAACCAAAGAAATTTAGTGGTGTTGGATTTTCGGGAAGAAGAGAAGTTACTGATGAAAATATTATAGGATCTGTAGTACTTCCAGTTCCTGGTGGAATTAAAGATACAAATGCTGTCCAATGGGGTTCTGAAAATATGAATCCACTTGAAGCTGCTACAGCTGCTGCTTCACTAGGATTTATTTCTGGAGGTGCTGAAGGACTTAAGGATGCAGCAGGAGCTATTGCTGGTTCGGTTTCTGCAGGAAGAGAAGATATTAAGACAGCACTGGCTGCAGTATTTGCAGGTGCTGCAACAGGAACTGGTGCTCAGTTACTAACAAGAACAACTGGAGCGATCATCAATCCCAACATGGAACTCTTATTTAAGGGTCCATCATTAAGACCATTTAACTTTACTTTTAAACTTTCGCCAAGAAGTAAAGAAGAAGCAAAAACAGTAATAGCAATTATTAGATTCTTCAAGCAAGGAATGGCACCTATTGCAACCCCATCAAATATATTCCTTAAGTCTCCACACACTTTTAAAATTCAATATAAATTAAGAGGAGATGGTGCAGAAGAGCATCCATACATAGGTAAGATCAAAGAATGTGCATTACAATCTTTCAATGTTGAGTACACTCCAGAAGGAAATTATGCAACATTCACCGATGGTGTGATGGCATCATATCAAATATCAATGACTTTCCAAGAACTTGAGCCTGTCTTTAATAATGATTATCCAGACGATAACGACGCATCCTTAGGTTTCTAAAATGTCAAATTACTTCAGACAAATTCCAGACTTTGAATATGTTAGCAGACTTCCTGATGCTAAGATATCTGATTATTTAAGAGTAAAAAATTTATTTAAAAAAGGAAAGTTAAGAACTGATATCATTCAAAACACCACATTCTTCACAAAATATGATATCAAAGGTAATGATAGACCAGACAATGTTGCATTTGAAGTTTATGGAGATTCTTCTTTAGATTGGGTAGTTTTAGCATCAAATAATATTATTAACATACAATCTGAATGGCCTCTTCTTCAAAATGATTTCAATACATATTTACTTGATAAGTATGGAACTTATGATGAATTATATAATGGTATTCACCACTACGAATCAGAAGAAATTAAAAACTTTAATAACGTAGTAGTATTCAAAGGCGGACTTCGTGTTCAATCACCATTTAATTTTTCATACTATGATGATAGATTAGAATCTTTAGTTGATGCAGGAAACATTGCAGTTCCTGTTACCAACTATCAATATGAAGAAGAGTTAGAAAATAATAAAAGACATATCTTTTTATTGAAACCAAGATACTTGAATATTGTTAGAGATGACTTAGAAGAAATGATGACATATAAAAAAGGTTCCACTCAGTATCTGAATGGAACCCTTAAGCGTGGTGATAATATTAGACTATTTCAATAGAAGATTTGCATATGCTGCCACCACTAAAAGTGTAAGGCAGATTTGGTTATACTTCACTCCTCAGCAAGACGCTGGAAATAAGAAAGAGCATCATCTTCTTCGGATGAATTAGAAGAACTCAGCGAACTCAGTTGAGCACTCAGTTCTTCAGGAAGTTCGGACTTCTGTGAACGGGAAGAAAAGTCGGGAGAATAAGAACCACGATCATTATCCTCATCATCAGTCTCTTCATCATATGCAGGACGAGATGCAGACTTCTTGCCAAGAACCATATTCAGACGATTCTGCAGTTGCTCATAGGTCTTAAACTGATCAGGAGCGGTCAGAGCAGTCAGAGAATACTGCTTCTTCCAGATGGCTTCAAGAGCATCATCATCATCCAGCAGTGGTGCAACGCGGTCAAATTCTGATTTGTCATAGTTCCAATATCCATCTTTCTTGACAATCTTCAGTTTGAAGTTAGCACCTTGCCAGAAGTCAAAAGGATTGATAGGAGTCTCATCCTCAAACTCTGGTTGCATGGATTCC